ATAAAATTTTATTTAAAGATGAATTTATAGATTATGAAATTTTGCAAATAAACAAAACATCTTACAATAAGTTTATTAATAAAGCAGTCGACTAGAATATCTTTTAAAATCCATTGACTTTGTAAAATAACAAATGCTACACTTAGTTTGCTTTGTGGGGGGCTTACCCTGAAACTCAATATGTACCAGATGACATCTGTGGATATATGTTCAGGAACTGCTTTCTCTATCTTTCCAAAAAGAAAAAATTTGGGGGGTAGGGGGGCTTTCCTAAAATCTAATATCCCCAGATAAATCATTAAAAACAAAGAAAAAAATACATAAGAAAAGGCGGGATAGAAAGATGAAGTTAATTATTGCAGTAGCCATAGTAACTGTAATGACTTTCATCCTTGGTATTATATATCAGATAATAGGCTAATATAAGGGCCTATAGCTTAATCTGGTTAAAGCAATTGTCTTATATGCAATCGACTTTGGGTTCAAATCCCAATAGGCCTACTTGGTTTCTCACTTAATAGAGAGTATAATACTTACATGACTAGCAGAATAGTAACCCATATACTTGAATCAAAACTTAAGGATCTCCCGTTTTCTGTTTTAAAAAATTGCCTTGATTCAGAAATAACGCCAGAAATGTTTATAGAGTATTGCAATAGTGTATATGACGAACAGATTTCAGATTGGGATAAAAACTGTTTTAGAAGCCCAAGACAGACAATAGAGGCAGATCACCTTAATTACTTTCCTGAATGGAAGATTATAGTAAAAGATTTATCTAAACTTTACGGGAATATAGACACTTATTATCTTAGTCTCATGCAAACTGGAGAAAAGTCGATAAATACAATACATGCTGGTCTTCACAATGATAGTGCAGATGTTGTTCACATAAATTGTTTTGGTCAAGTAGAATGGACTTTAGTTGACCCAAATGATGTGGATCAAAAAGAAAATAAAGTTGTCTTAGAACCAGGTGATATGCTATATATGAGAGGAATGACTCTTCATCAAACCATTCCTTTGACCAAAAGAGGATCGCTTATATTTATGACCCTTCCCTTAAATACAGATTATAATTTTAGCACTGATAATCAAAAGGAAATGCTTTTAGAAGGTATTAAAAGTGATTTATCTAACAAAAGATACATCTAGTTTGTATGTGGAGTATAATAGTAAAATGATAGCTTATGATGTTCCTCTTTCCGCCCTCCTTTTTATAATGTGGGCTGGCATACCAGTGGAAGAATATATAAAAGGGCCTACTGAGGAAGAAACCTTAGCTTACATTGAGATGATAAGGAAGATTATTGCGGATGAGTAAATACAGCATACTAACTGGGTTAAACTATGAAGAAGGCAAATGCGAATACTGCGATGAAGATGCATACGTGAAGCTAACTATTAAACTAGAAAGCGCTAAGGATTTAAATGATCCTCATATATGCGAATCTAGATTTTGTTCTATAAGAGGTGGAGCACAATTAGAAAGCATTAAGTTGCTATGCTCTGAATGTTTAAATGAAAAGCTTCCACACGATTTTACTCACATGGGTAAATATGTTAATACTTAATATTAGAGTCTCTATTTTTCGGCTCACTTTTCGCCGCACTTTTTTAGTAGATAGTTTATATAATGGTTAATGCTAATCCTGAAATACTAGAATTAAATTTAAAGCTTCTTTCAAGCAAAAAATTTGAAAAGCTTTCAGATGAGGTCTATATATATAGAAACTTTTTATCTAAGCAAGAATGTATAGATTTAATAAATGAAGCTTGCCAAGATTCAGAATCACACGATTCTGAATTTACATCTAAATCTTTAGATAGATATAGACAAAGATTGCATGAAGAATTTAACTACGAATCTCAAAGTAATATTTCTGAAAACAATTTAGGCGGCCCCTGGGATAAGCTTTTGTGTCGACAGTTAGATAAAAATAATAATTCTAATTATACATTTTCTCCTCACGTAGATATATATAATTTTTTTGTAGATTACCACAATGCAGCTGTTCTAAAACCACTAAAAAACTATACAAAAGTAACCCTTGGCCACATGTCGTTTATAATTTATTTTTCAGAAGACTTTGAGGGTGGGGAAATTCATTATCCAGAGTATGGCATTACATACAAGCCTAAAACTGGAGACATGATTCTTCATAATGTAGAAGTTGTTCATTCTGTAAAAAAAATATTGTCTGGGAAAAGATGGTCTTATCAGTCAAGTCTTAGTTCTATTAAATACATACCAGATTTAATGTACGCAAAATTTATAGAAGATAATGATTATTACATTCAATGTACAAATGAAAAAAATATAGAAAACAATCCTATATTTTTTTATAGGTCTGATCAAGAACCAATTTTTAATGAAAGGCTAAAGCCGTTTGCTAGTGTTAAAGGAAATTGGGGCGGAAATTAATTTTTTAAAGAAGCTTTAAGTGCTTCTTCTTCTGCCATATCTGCAAAAAATGCTTCTGCCAAATCTAATCCTTTTAATCCAGAGTCTTGCATCTCTTTAATTTTTTCTTTTGTAAACTGAGGATTTTCTATTAATGGCTTCATCCATTCAACCTCAAACTTAGAAGATTTATCTCCAATTTGCTCAAAGTACTCATCACTTTTGTAATTATAAAATGTTCCAGGATTATCTTCAGCTTTTAAAACAAAATTAGAGTAGGCGTATCTTGTCCCAGAAGTAACTTCTCTAACACCGTGTGCGTAATCAGAAAATGCTCCGTGTATTACTACATCTCCTTCTTCTGGCTGATACTCTAAGCATGGTCCATCAAAGTTCGTTGTTTTCTTTGTTCCATCGGGATTTATGTTTGGATAAAATATTGCTCCGCCTTCAAACTTTCCAAAGTACGCAACTAGACCGTAGTCAATTATGCAACATGTTTGAAAAACATCTGGCTGAGATAAGAGATGACAAGAATGCTTACCTGGTGAATCAGAATGAATAAACATTCCGTTATCTCCAGGTTTTACTTTTAAGAAATTTCTAGATGGGTGAATAACATATTCTGGAAAAATTAATTCAGATATAAATTCCCAAATATCTATTATTCCATCAATTGCTCCAGTTGTTTTATCAGCATACCAATCAATTAATGTTTCTTCGTACTTGGTTGTAATTTCAGACTCTTTTTCAAGCTGGTCTTTAACTGAATTTAAAATTTCTTTAGGTATAATATTTTTAAAAACAAAAACCCCAGTCTTTGTTCCATAATCATCAATTGTTGTAACAATTGTTTTGCATTCTGGTTTATCGTAAAACATTATTTCCTCCTAAAAAATTTATCTAAAAAATTTTCAAATTTGCACAGCCAAGATTTGCACTCGTGTTTATTGTTGTTATTAAAATCAGCAAAATAAGGACGAGCCATAACCTGTTTAAAATGATCTCTTGCCATTTATTAATTATACCACTTATAATAAAAAAACCCCATTTCTGGGGCTTTTTATTACTTAAGCAAATTATTTGCTAACATCTCATCATATACTTCTGATAGAAGATATTCCATTGCAACTAAGCCTTCAGAAATTTTAGCTTCAACCTCTTCTTCTGGCATTCCAGAACCTTTACCAAGGTATCTGTTTCCTTCAAGAAACTTTTCAAGCATTAGTTTTATTGCTGATTCTTTATTCATTTTCTTCCTTCAAGTTATTATACGCTGGATTAGGCCCAAGGAGGAACCCATCTTTATGATATTCTATCATTTTTTCTATTTTTTGTACATCTTCTTCGGATTTTGCCAGCATATTAGCAATTAAAACCATAATGTCGTATATCCTGTGAGACATTATGTAGTTTACTAGTGGCAAATTGTCTTCAAGAGCATCGCTTTTTTCAGAACCCGCCTCATTCGACATCTTTTGTTTTAATTCCATCTATAGCTTCTTGCAAAGTGCTACCACTTTCAAGATGGTGATTTAAATACTTAAGAAATACTGATATTGCATTAGCTGCCAAGAAATCTGTATTCATATGTATACACGGTATATTCCTTGAAACTGCTCTAACTAAATCCTGGTCTAAATCAACTTTTTTCATTAACTTCTTTTTCCATTCTGTCATAAAGGGCCAAGCCAATTTGCTTTTTATAATTACAGGCCAAACAATACAAGTATATACTATCTTCGGTATCTGTATTGGCAAAGAGAAAGCCTTGGCATAATGGACAATCCATTGACGCAACAAGGCCTTCTCTTGCAAGAGTTAAATACTTAGATACTAGTTGTACCTTAATATTAACTCCTTTCTAATTTTTAGATGGAAATTTGTTTAGCCACTCTTTTGTCTTAGTGGTTAAACCTTTCCATGACGACCAATCTTGACCGCCATTGGTCATATAATACGTTATCTCTGCGTTGATTGCTGGATCAAATAACGAATAGTTACTGTCCAGTTTGAATTTTTCTTTACGATCATCACCTAGGTTTCCTAGCATGTTGATTTGAAAAATTCCGTAAGAACTGTCTCCAGTTTTCCTGTTGCCGTTATAAGCCATTGGGCGTCCGTTAGACTCCTTTTTAGCTACAGCCCACGCCATTTTAAGGGCGCTACCCTCAAAGCCTACAGCCTTGAGAAGTTCAACCAATTCTTTATCTGTTAAAGATTCGGATGGTTTCCACACAGTATTACTGAATTGCTTCAGCGTTTCCTTGTTAAGTTGTGCTTCGGTTTTTACATCTGGTTTTGCAACCAGAGCAGATGCTGATTGAATCATTTCTGGTTGACCAGTAAATAAAAACAATATAGCTACTGTTATTGCAACATAGTGATGTAAAACATCGCTAAGTTTTTCTTTTATATTCTCCATAGGCATTTCCTCCAATAGAGATAACGAACTATAAGAATACCATTGTGAGTATTAATATGTCAACCTAGATTAGTGCAATATTTTATTTTAGTTAACTAATAATAAGCTTGTTTTTAATTGTTTTATTAATAAACTCTTCACTTTCTTAAAAAAGTTTGGTAGAATAAGACTCTACTTAAATTAAATTAAACCGCTAGGCGGAGAAAAAGGTACTATTAATGTCCAAGACTATTGAAAACCCATACGAAAATTTTATTGCGTTATCTCGTTACGCCAGATGGATTCCAGAAGAGAGCCGTCGTGAAACGTGGGGTGAGACAGTAGATCGATATTTTAACTTTATGCTGAAGCACTTAGAAACAAATTACAATTACATTCCATCTGAAAAGCTTGTTGCGGAATTAAAAGACGGTGTATTCCAAAGAAATGTCATGCCCTCTATGCGTTCCGTAATGACTTCAGGAGCAGCTCTAGAAAGAGATAATGTAGCGGGGTACAATTGTGCTTTTCTTCCAGTTGATTCACCACGTTCGTTTGATGAAACAATGTATATTCTTATGTGTGGCACTGGCGTAGGTTTTTCTGTTGAGTATAAGTACATCAATAAGCTTCCTTCCGTCCCAGAATCTTTAGAAAAGTCAACTACTGTAATTACGGTTGAAGATTCAAAGCAAGGCTGGGCAAAAGCATACCGTGAGTTGTTAGCGCTACTATGGTCGGGTCAAATTCCAGCAATAGATGTTTCTAAAGTTCGTCCCGCAGGCGCAAGGCTTAAGACGATGGGTGGACGTTCGTCTGGACCGCAGCCCCTTATTAATTTGTTTGATTTTACAATTGCAAAATTTAAGAATGCTACAGGAAGAAACCTTAAGCCCATTGAATGTCACGACATTATGTGCAAGATTGGTGAAGTTGTTGTAGTAGGAGGAGTACGTAGATCAGCAATGATTTCTCTTTCAAATATTAATGATATTGAAATGGCACAGGCTAAATCAGGTAACTGGTGGGAGCAAAACCCACAACGTGCATTATCAAATAACTCCGTTGCTTATTCTAGAAAACCAGATATGGAGCAATTCATTGCAGAATGGAAATCATTGTACGATTCAAAATCAGGAGAGCGTGGAATCTATAATGTTGCAGCAGCTCAAGCACAAGCAGCAAAGTATGGACGCAGAGATCCAGAAATTCATTACGGAACTAACCCATGCTCAGAAATTATTCTTAGGCCGTATCAGTTCTGCAATCTTTCAGAAGTAGTTTTGCGTGAACACGACACAAAAAAAGAAATTGAGCGCAAAGTTGAGCTGGCTACAATTCTTGGAACATGGCAATCTACTCTTACTGACTTTAAGTATATTCGTAAAATTTGGAAAGATAATACAGAAGAAGAACGCTTACTTGGTGTTTCTCTTACTGGGCAGTTTGGTCATAAGCTAATGTCTGGAAAAGAAGATTTGGTTTCGCTTGAAGCATTTTTAATGAGCCTTAAAGAGTCTGCAAGAGAAACAAATAAAAGCGAAGCTGGAAAGATTGGCATTCCTGAGTCGGCAGCTATTACCTGTGTAAAACCATCTGGAACGGTATCTCAATTAGTTGGAGTATCTTCAGGTATGCATGCTTGGCATTCTCCTTACTATATAAGAACCGTTCGTGGCTCAAAAGGAGATCCAATTTCTGTTTTTCTTAAAGAAGTTGGCATACCAGTAGAAGATGATGTGATGAAGCCAAACGAAACATATGTTTTTTCTTTTCCAGTAAAAGCTCCAGAGGGTGCAATTGTTAGAAATGATTTGACAGCTATTGAGCATTTAAACATTTGGCTAGTTTATCAACGTGCATGGTGTGAGCATAAGCCTTCTATTACTGTTTCAGTAAAAGAAGATGAATGGATGGAAGTTGGGGCTTGGGTATACAAAAATTTTGATGAAGTTTCTGGAATTTCATTCTTGCCACACTCAGATCATTCATATAAGCAGGCACCGTATCAAGAAGTAACAAAAGAAGAGTACCAGAGCCTTGTTGCAAAAATGCCAAAAAGCATTCGTTGGGAAGATTTATCTTTTTATGAAACAGAAGACGGAACATCTACAAATGCAACACTTGCCTGTAGCTCTGATGGCAATTGTGAATTGGTAGATATTAGCGCATAGTGGTACAATTATAGAATTGAGCTAAGGCTCAAAATTCCTAGGCTTCCCGCCTAGAAATAAGGAGGATCAAAAATGGCAAAAGCTAAAGAAGATCTTAATGGAGATGGAAAGGTTACAATGCAAGAGAAGATTCTAGCAGCACTAGCAAGTTATGGACGTCATTTTCTAGGAGCGGCAATTGCTCTATATATGACAGGCAACACCAGCCCAAGAGACCTACTACTTGGCGGATTTGCTGCCACAGCACCCGTAATTTTGAAAGCACTCAACCCTAATGAACCATCATTTGGGTTTACCAACAAGTAAACAAAAATAGTCGATTAGAAATACTCCTGTGCTAAAATTAGTACAGGAGTATTCCTATTTAGGAGACTATGGCAAATGGCAGGACAAAAGAATTTCGAAGTAGATCAAAATGCAACATTTAGTTTTATAGTAGAATATAAAGACGAAAATGACAATGCGATTGATCTTACTGGTGCATCTGCAAAGATGCAGGTGCGTGATACAAAAGGCGGCAGCAAATTAGCCGTTACACTAACATCACCATCTGGCGGAATTACAATTGATGGACCTAATGGTAAATTAACTGTAAGAATGACACCAACACAAACAAGTAAAATCTTTTATCCGAAATCATCTTATGATGTTATGGTTGTAGATTCTAATGGGAATAAAATAAAGCTCCTTGAAGGGTTTATGACCCTAAATAGATCGGTAACTATTTAATGACTGAATCCGTAGTTGTTCGAGAGCAAATAAATAAAGTAGTAATTTCTTCTCCAGGTCCACAAGGACCAAGAGGAAGAACCATTCTAAATGGAAATGGAGACCCAGCAGCAAATTTGGGTCTTACTGGAGATTTTTACTTTGATATGCTTTCAGCTGCATTTCACGGACCAAAGCTTTCTGATTTAAATTGGTCAGGAGCAAGCAAAATATTTTTAACAAATAATACACTAGCGTATCCTTGGGAATTAACCCAAGTTACTGGTCCTTTATCTGGAGTGTATTCTGTTGTTATTAATCATGGACTAGGATATCAACCAAACGTAACAGTTAAGTCTAGTGCAGGCGATATTTTGGAAACTGGAATAGACTACAATAGTACTAATCAAATAACACTGACTATGGCTCAACCATTTTCAGGGACAGCATACCTGTCATAAGGAGATAGCAAATGGCAAGAAAATTTTTAGTTAGCGTTGATCTCAACAAGAATGAGTTGCTCAATGCTAGAATTCAAAACTTAGGCGCAGCGCCTTCAAATCCAGTATCTGGTCAAATATACTACAATACTGGCACAAATATTCTTTACTTCTATAATGGAACAGAGTGGACACCCGCATCTGGCTCTACAGAAGTTATTCAAGACATCATTGGCTCATCCGTATTAGGCGGTACCGCTCTTACAGCTACCTATAACGATGCAGCAGGAACAACAACATTAAAGTTAAACGATACATCAGTAACCGCTGGATCTTACGGTTCATCTTCATCTATACCTTCATTTACAGTTGACGCACAAGGTAGACTAACATCTGCAGCCGAAACAAGTATTCCAGATCCAGTAATTACACTTTCAGGAGATGTAACTGGTTCTGCAACAATGACCAATTTGGGTGATGTTACAATATCAACTACAATTGAGCCAAACTCAGTTGCCCTCGGAACTGATACAACTGGAAGCTATGTTTCAACAATTGCAGGAACATCTGGAGAAATTACAGTATCAGGCTCTGGATCAGAATCCGCAGCAGTAACTATTGGATTGCCAGATGATGTATCAATTACTGGTAACTTAAGCATTGGTGGAAACCTTGATGTTCAAGGATCTATTAACTCAATAAGCACAACAGAAGTTAATATTGTTGATAATAAAGTAGTTCTTAACACAAACGTAACAGGAGCCCCATTAGCAGATGCTGGCCTTAAGGTAAACCGTGGAACCTCTGCAGATGTAGAGCTTTTGTGGAACGAAACGGCAGACCAATGGACATTAACAAATGATGGCACAAATTATCATGAGATAACAAGAAAATATAAGACTACGCTAAATACTTCAGCAACATCTTATACAGTAACCCACAATTTAGGAACAAAAGACATAGTTATTTCTATCTACGAAGTTGCAGCACCATATGCAGAGATACTTGCAGATGTTGAGCATACATCAGATTCAGATATAACTATTAAGTTTGCAGTTGCACCAGCATCTGGAGAATATAGAGTAGTTGTAATAGGATAAGGATTTCAAATGGCCAAAAAGTTTAAGTCATTATTAAATCTTCTTACACTTGCAGAAGATCCGTTGAGCGGATCCACTGGAGATGTTTATTTTAATGTAACAAGCAAAAACATTAAAATTTACAACGGTGCAGTGTGGGTTGACTTAACTCCTGGCACTACTGACCCCGCTCCATTCTATATGCATACACATTCCTATGATGGAAATGTACATACAGTTAACCTTCAAGAAACAATAAACTTTTCTGAAGATATTAACAATAATGCTGGCGTATTAGAAACTAATCCTGCTATAATTGGTCTAGACGGTGGTACTCCAACATCATCGTATGCAAACGCAAGTTACACAGAATTAACACTGTTGGACGGAGGACAAATTGGCAACTAGCTACCCAACATCAAAAGATAATCTTACAAATCCTGCCGCAACTGAATCAATGGAAGGCCATGCAGACCTGCACGGTAATGTCAATGATGCAATTGAGGCAATTGAGAACAAGCTGGGTGTAGACGGATCAACGGATGTAAACTCAATAGATTATAAAGTAAGTCAGCTTCAAGCAAACCTATCTACTTTAGATGCAGAAAATGCTTCAGAGCTACTAGGTTTGGACGGAAACAATGATCTTACTATAGACGGTATAGAAAATAAAACAACTATAGATTCATTCTCAAAGACAGTATACAAGACAGTTAGATATACATTACAGATTGATAAATCTGTTGGAAACTTAACTCACACATCAACAATTGTCTTGCTTAACGATGGAACTGATGTTCATATCTCAGAGTCAGATATAGTATCAAACACAGATTTATCTTTAGCTACAGTTACTTTTGAAGAAAATAGCGGTATAATAAGTCTATGCGTAACACCTGTTTCAGGATCAATAAAAGTAAGATATTTTAGAACAGCATTAAAAGCATAAAAAAAGCAGTAAAAGGGAGTCATATCAATGGCAACAGTAAACAAGAATTTTAGAATTAAAAATGGTCTTATCGTTGAGGGTGGAACAGCTACCGTTAACGGTTTTGGTGTATTAACCAAGGCACAGGCAGACCAAGACTACATTGTTGGTCTTATTGGTGGTACAGCAACTTCAGCTAACACAGTAAATACTGTAGTTAAGCGTGATGCATCAGGCAATTTTGCCGCAGGAACAATTACTGCTACATTTGTTGGTAACCTTACTGGTGATGTAACAGGTACAGTTTCAAGTCTTTCAAATCATGACACAGCGGATCTTGCAGAAAATGCAGCAAACAAATATTTTACAGATGCTCGTGCACTTGCAGCAACAGCCGCAGCATACGATGCAGCAGGCTCAGCAGCAGCAGCACAGTCAGCAGCAACTACAGCAGCAGCAACAGATGCAACAACTAAGGTAGCAGCAGAAGCAGCACTTAGAGTATCAGGCGACGCAGCTTCAGTATCAACTGCAGCAGCAGATGCTACTACAAAAGCTAACGCAGCTCAAGCAGCAGCAGAAGCCACAGCAGCATCAGATGCAACATCTAAGGCTAACGCAGCTCAAGCAGCAGCTATCTCAGCAGCAGCAGCAGATGCTACTACAAAAGCCAACGCAGCACAGTCTGCAGCAGCATCAGATGCTACTACAAAAGCCAACGCCGCTCAAGCAGCAGCCGAAGCTACAGCAGCAGCAGCGCTTTCATCTGCAATCTCAACAGAGGTTTCAAACCGTAACACAGCAATTTCAACTGCAGTAGATTCATTAGTGGATGGCGCACCATCACTTCTTAACACATTAAATGAATTAGCAGCAGCAATCAATGATGATGCTAATTACACAACAACTATAACAACAGCCCTTGGAACAAAGGCTAACTCAGCTCAAGTAACAACAGATATTGCGGCAGCAGTTTCAACAGCTGCATCAGATGCTACTACAAAAGCCAACGCAGCTCAAGCAGCAGCTATCTCAACAGCCGCATCAGATGCTACTACAAAAGCTAACGCAGCTCAAGCAGCAGCAGAAGCAACAGCAGCAGCAGCGCTTTCAGCACACAGCGCAGATACAACAAACATTCACGGAATTGCAGATACTTCACTTCTAGCAACTACAGCAAACGTAGCAACAGCAGTTTCAACAGCCGCATCAGATGCTACATCTAAGGCTAACGCAGCTCAAGCAGCAGCAGAAGCAACAGCAGCAGCAGCTAATACTGCTCAGCAAAATGGAACTACATCATTTACAGCAATTAATTACAATGATGTTGCTAAGCAGGTCGCAGCAACAACTGGAAACATTGCGGTGGCAGCAGAAACAACAGCTATTTCATGGGTAGCAGCAGACTACAGAAGCGCTAAGCTTGTAGTTAAAGCAAAGAATGGTGTTCACACCCAGGTTTCAGACTTGGTTGTAACACTTGATACTGCAAATAACGTAGGAGTTTCTGAATATGGAATTACATATTCAAACGGAACAGAACTAGCAGCAGTAACAGCAGATTATTCTGGATCAGATGTAAGAGTCAGAGTAACACCAGCAAACGCTAACACAGAAGTTATTGTTGTTGGAATACTAATTAAATAATTAAATAAAGGTTTCGGGGGGATTCCTTAAAAATCCCCCAACAAAAACTTAGGGGATATGTGAACTTAAATGGCAACAGTAGATAAGAATTTTAAAGTAAAGAATGGGCTCAATGTCGCAGGAACTGCCACATTTGGGTCTAATGTTGTTTTAGGAGAAACACCCCTTAGATTTGATACAGTAACAAATAAATTACAGCTTCAAATAAATGGTGCTTGGGTCCCAATTGCACTTAATTCTGAGATCCCAGACACTTCACAAGATATTAGCTTTATGGATATTGGTTTAGCTATTGATTATAATGGGCAGCCAATATATACAGTACAGGCAAATGGAGTCACTCCAACAGGAATAAATAAGTTTATCGATGGAGGATCACCATCCTCTACAGATAATGATGTTTCAATGGTTTTTGATTCAGGTGCTCTAGCTTAAAGTAATAAATGATATAATAAGCAGTATAAATAAAATATAAAGGGGTAATAAAATGGCAACAGTAAGAATTCAAGTACGAAGAGGAACCGCTTCACAATGGACCTCAGCAAATCCAACTTTGGCAGCAGGAGAGCTCGGCGTTGAGTCAGATACTAACCTCTTTAAGTTTGGTAACGGTTCAACAGCATGGACAGCCCTTGCTTACGCAAATAACTCAGATGTAGCGATTGGTGAAATTTCCCAAGACGCAATTAATACAGCACTTACAATGGGTGCGGGTCTTACAAAGACATATAATGATGGTTCAAATACTATCACAATTACAGTAGATTCAAATGTAGTTGCGCTTAAGTCATATGTTGACAGCGCATTAACAGCTCACGAAACTGATACAACTTCTGTTCATGGAATTCAAAATACAGCAGATCTAGTTTATTTGACAGGTGCTCAAACACTTACTGGAAAAACTTTAACAAGTGTTGTTTTAGATGGTACTCCTGTAGCACCAACACAAGCAGCTAATGATAATTCTACTAAAATTGCAACAACAGCATACGTTCAAACAGAGCTTGCAGATCTTATAGGAGCAGCACCAGCATTGCTAGACACATTAAGCGAGCTATCAGATGCACTTGGCGATAATGAAAACTATGCAGCAGCAATGACAGCAACAATAACTGGTATTAATAATACAGTTGCAACAAAACTTGCTACAGCAGATTTTACAGCACATGTTATTGATACAACAGATGTTCATGGAATTTCAAATACAGCAAACTTAGTTTATACATCAGATTCAAGACTTTCTGATACTAGAACCCCTACAGCTGGATCTGTTGTTGCAGCGTCCATGGCCGTAGATTCTGTTGCAACAACAAGCTTGCTTGATTCTTCTGTAACTACTGCAAAAATTGCAGCAGTTTCAGTCACAGAAGCTAAACTTGCTGACGACTCAGTAACAGCAGCAAAGATAGCAGCAGGAGCGGTTGGAACTTCAGAGATTGCAGACCTAGCAGTTACTGCTTCTAAAATAGCAGCAGATGCAATTGGATCAACTCATATTGCCACATCTGCAGTAGGAACTTCAGAGATTGCAGACGATGCAGTAACAGCAGCAAAGATAGCAGCAGGAGCGGTTGGAACTTCAGAGATTGCAGACGATGCAGTAACATCAGCAAAGATTTTTGCAGGATCCGTTGTAACTGCCTCAATTAATAATTCAGCCGTTACAGAAGATAAAATTGCAGCACTTGCAGTTACTGAAGGTAAGATAGCAGCAGGAGCAGTAACATCTGGCAAAATTGCAGATGGAGCAATTGTAAATGCAGATATTAACGCAGCAGCAGAAATTGCAACATCAAAGATAGCAGGCCTTGACACAGCACTTGGCCTACTGGCACCTCTTGCTTCGCCAACATTTACTGGTACAGTAACTCTTCCAGCAGGAACAGTAACAACAGGAATGATACTTGATGGAACAATTACAGATGCAGATATAAATGCAACTGCTGGAATTGCACAGTCTAAGATCTCAGGATTAACTACAGATCTTTCAAATAAGCTAGATTCAACAACAGCTGCTTCAACTTACGCACCACTTGCTTCACCAAATCTTACAGGAACTCCTACAGCTCCTACAGCAGCAGCAGGAACTTCTACAACACAAGTTGCAACTACAGCATTTGTTGGAACAGCAGTAGCAGATCTTGTTGCATCAGCACCAGCAGCACTTAATACTCTTAATGAGTTAGCAACTGCACTTGGAAATGATGCTTCGTTCTCAACAACAGTTACAAATGCAATTGCACTAAAGTCACCACTAGCTTCTCCAACATTTACTGGTACATTAACTGCACCAGCAATAACAGCAACTGGTTTAGTAACTGCTTCAGCTTCAGGTATAGCATTTACAGATGGAACACAAACAAAGGCAGGAGTTCCATCATTGACTGTAATTGGAACTACAATTTCTGCAGCATACAACCTGTCAACAGGCGGACTTGCCCTGAGAGATCAGTTAATACCAATTTCAGGTACACAGGTAATTACAGTACCAACAAATGCAACAACAGCATATCCAATTGGAACTTCAATAAGCTTCTACCAGGCATCTGGAACTGGAGCAAGTTTTGCCTTCGCAAGCGGAGTCACACCTCTTGCAACACCAGGACAGACACTAAGAGCTCTATCATCTTCTGCAACACTAACAAAGGTTGCAACAGATACTTGGTTACTTGCTGGAGATCTAAAAGCTTAATTAATATAAAGAAATAGGAGATATATAAATGTCAAAACATATAGGTAGAAAGTCATCTGCTCAAGATAACTTTGTGGGACCAAATCCAGTAACTGGAGTAACCGCAACAGATTATTTAAACGGAGTAAACAACGCTAGAGCGTTTAATGACGGAGCAATTACAGTTTCATGGTCCGCTCCAGTAGCAGGAAATACACCTACTGGATATAAAGTTTATGAAGCTGGAGTTCTACGGGCAACTGTTGCTTATGGTACAAATACAGCATTAATAACTGGCTTAGGCTCAAATACTTCACATACATATGCAGTTTCGTCTTATGACTCCTATTTAGACAATTCTTCAAATGCAGTTGCTGCACCAGCAGCAACAGCAACTACTGTTCCACAAGCACCAAATACCCCAACAGCAACAGCTGGTGTAGATTTGGATACAATTGCATGGACACTTAATGCAAATGGTGGAAAAACAGTAATTGATATATATATTGAATCAAACGAAGCGACTCCAAAAAATAAAACAGTTACAACCGCATCAAATGGAAGCACAACTATTGCAAATGAAGCAAATACTGCACAAGCTTACAGAGTACGAGCAAGAAATGCAAATGGCTCTAGTTCATTTTCAGCATTTTCTAACTCAGTTACGACGCTACCGCCTTCATTCTTTAGCCCACCGTTCTTCCCACCTGGCTTCTTCAGCCCACCGTTCTTCCCACCTGGCTTCTTTAGCCCACCCTTCTTCCCACCTGGCTTCTTTAGCCCACCGTTCTTCCCACCTGGCTTCTTCAGTCCACCGTTCTTCCCGCCAGTGTTCTTCAGCCCACCGTTCTTTCCACCTGGCTTCTTTAGCCCACCGTTCTTCCCACCTGGCTTCTTCAGCCCACCGTTCTTCCCACCTGGCTTCTTTTCTCCACCAGCATTTGGTGGCGGCCAATTTTCTTTGAGGGCGTACTAATATGACTAAACATTATGCGATCTTATCATTAAATAAAGTTATAGATAAAATTGATGTTGAAAATGTAGATGAAGATCTAAATAGAATAGATAGATTTTCAGAACTGTTTGCATCTGAGTTTTTCTGTAAAGATGTAACCGAAAGCAAAAAAGTTAAATTAGATTCAGTATGGGATGGAAATTCTTTCTCAGAGTTTGATGTCGAAAGAAATGAAGTTTCTCCATACTCCGTAGCTCTTATTTCAAACAACACTGTAAAAGCAGTTATTAGAGTATATACTTTAAAAAGACATAATCTATACAAAGAAGCAGAAGTTAATGGAATTTCTGCAGTTGAAGTACCAGAGTCAGACATTGAGCAGGTAAAAACTGGAATGTCATGGGACGGTACATCTTTTACAGAATAGGAAGTTAGTTCTTTGAGTAAAGATATTTTAAAAAATGAGATATCTCCTGGTCTATGGGTTTATAAAAATCAAATAGATAAAAATATCATCAATGACGTAGAAGATCTACTGTCTAAATATGATGATGATTTTGAGTGGCGAGAAGCAACAGTAGGATATGATGTAAAAGTACCTTCATATAGAGACTGTGTAGATTTTAAAATTCAAAAGCAGGAAATGCCCAACATGCCAGAAAGCAGAAAAGATTTAAATAAAATATGGCAAAAAGCATACGATATGCAGATAGATGCAGTTAAAGATTACTGCAAACTTTATAACATTGATATGCAATTCTGGGAAGCAATGAACTTTATTAAATATGGAGAAGGCCAGCATTTCCAAGAGCATTCAGATCATGGATTTTCTTACATAGCAACAGTTTCATTGGTTTCATATCCAAACGATGACTATGAAGGAGGGGAATTATATTTCCCTAAACTTAATTTAACCATAACTCCAGAGGCAGGAGATATAGTTATTTTTCCTTCAACTTATTTGTTTTCACACAGAGCAATGCCAGTCAAATCAGGAGTTAAGTATTCAATAGTTACAATGCTTGATTACAACGATAACACTCACAATCAGGAGTTTGATCTTCTTAGAATGAAAAGGACTAATTCTGCCGCTGCAAGAGAAAGTGCAATGAGTGGAAATAATAAAAGCTTATAAAACCAAAGAAGGCTTTGCAGAAATAAAGACTCTTCCAGTTAAAAGAGACTGGATGGATAGCACTTGGCAAAAGCATGCCTATCATTGCTTTCCAGTAACTTTAACAAATACATTAGGGTGGTATTTAAGTTTTCCAGAAGATATAACTTTTATTTGGGACGGTATTTCAAATTTTGATCCATCCCATGTCAAGATTTTAAAAGGTGACAAATACGCTTATGCTGGAAGAGCAAACGGAACAATAAGTTTTAATACAGGTATTAAATTTAAAACCGAAAAAAATGTAACATTGCTGACCATGCCCGCTCCTAATTTTTTTATTGATGGTGCATCTCCTTTTACAACATTAATAAGCACATCATTCTTTAGAGCAGATCTTCCAGTAGCTTGGATGATCACATCTCCAAATAAAGAAATTACAATTCCAGCTGGTCACCCAATATGCTCAATAATACCAATCAGTCTTGGAGATTTAAATAATTCAGAAATACAAATAGGACCAGAACCAAAAGAACAAGAAGTTTCACAAAAAGAACTATATGAATATTCTATGGCAGTTCATGAAATAAACAAAAAGTTTAGCTGGTCCGATTTTTACAGAAATGGTGTTGACCATAAGGGAAAAGCCTTGGGTGATCATGAAATAAAAGCTTTAAAGCTAAAGGTTATAGAGTATAGCCCTAGTGATATTTGATATAGAATATGGTATATTGTACTTATGGAAATAGTTAATCAAGGAATTATGGGGGGCGGAAGAGCTCCTATATCAATTACACCATCAGGTTTTTTTGGGGACTCAATAGATAATATTGTTGAGCTAGAAAACTTTATAACAGAAGAAGAACAGAAGAGGCTTATTAACTTTGCTCTAACTAATAAAGTTTGGGATAAAACAGAGACCCATATTGATGAAGACGGTTTAGTGCTTTACGATGCAAATATTTGGGAAGATAGAGTTTGTACTGCAGCCTCACTAAAAAAATCTGATCCAGCAATAATTGATTTGCTATGGGACATGATTGATAGGCTAAAAATAGAAGTAGATAAATTTTTTAATGTTAACGTTCAAGCAACTGGCCCAGCAATTGTTAGATGGCCAGTCGGAGCAAGACAAGAGCCTCATGCAGATAAAGAGTTTCACACAGGAGAAGAAGAAGGAAGACCAAATGATTTTCCTTACTATGACATAGCTGGACTATTCTACTTTGACGATGATTACGAAGGTGGAGAGCTGTATTTTCCAAGACACGGTATTGAATTTAAGCCAAAGCCTAGGGCAGCTTATTTTTTCCCAGGAGATAAGTATTATGCTCATGGAGTTAGACCAGTAAAGTCTGGAAACAGATTTACCGCTCCATTTTTTTGGACCATTGTAGAGCACACTGGAGAAAAACAACCTCCGAAAGATTATTCAGACCAGTTTAAATCGCCGTCATGGCAAAAGCTTTATGGAGACAGGGGTTAACAGATGCATAGTTTAAATATAGTTGATGATATAAATTCTTTAGATTGGACAGAGCTGCTTCCAGGTGTAATCCTTTACAGAGGAATGCTAAAAGATCCAGACCTTGCATATAAGATAATGATGCGCTCAGAGTCTTCTGAACAAAGTAATTTTTTCCAGAACTGGACTCCATGGGCTCAATATGGAACATACACCCAGGCAAAAGATCAGCAAATGATTGAGTCAGCAGAAAAAAATGAAATTTTTGAAGAAGAAAAAGCTTTATACGAAGAGATTGCGACATCTTACGATAAAGCAATATCACACTATTTTAAGCACACTGGAATTGAAATTCCAGAAGGTGCAAGATATAGTGGTCAGTCATGGTGTAAGTACTTCAATCTAATTGATACATTAAAAAATAAAATGACCATGCAATATCACACTGATTTTATTATTTCTCAGAAGGATATGCCTGGAGAAAAGTTTCACACAACATGTACTTTTTATATTAATGACAATTACAATGGCGGAGATATAGAGTTCTTTGTTGAAGGTAAATTTGTAAATCATAAACCGTCTGCTGGAGACCTTCTAGTATTTCCATCAGGAGAGCCTTTCTATCATGGAGTAAAAACAATACCAGATGGAAATAAGTTCTTCATTAGAAACTTTGTAATGTTTGATTATGATGGCTCAAAAGAGTGGTTAGCAAATCAAAAAAGATACGGCGCATATAGGTGGGGTAAACAAGAAATTGAAAGAATCGCAAATGAAGACCCAAGAAATATGATCTATATAAGAGATAATGAAGTTATATCTTATGAAGAAATAATGGGCGTTGACACTGGCGGAGGAATATACAATTGAAACTAATTAAAGTTAGAGATAATGAGCACCCAGTATATTTGTATGAAGATTTTTTAACTAAAGAAGAATGCGCTGGTATTATTAAAATGTTTAACAATCTTATAAAAAGCGGAGACTTTGAATGGCATCCAATTTCTTTTTATGAGTCTTATGCGTATAACATGCCAAACCAACTAACAGATGATAAGAATAAGCTATCTCGATGGTATGCAGATGCTGGATTGCCAGACAACTTCCTAGATGACCTAGAAAAAAAGTTTAAAGATGCAGCTCGTGAAATAATCGGAGGAGAAGCTTATAAAATAAGTTTTCATAGTCAAAAATGGATTCCTGGAGCATATGCAGCTTTTCACTCAGACAACAGTTATGATGGTGAGCCAAGTGCATTTGAAAGAAGTAGATACGCAGGTTTTCTTTATTTAAACGATGAGTTTGATGGCGGGGAACTTAATTTTAAAAACTTTGATTTAAGCGTAAAGCCTAAAACAGGAATGTTTGCTATTTTTGACGGCGGTCATGAAAACACTCATGAGGTAACACCTGTATTTAAAAGCGACAGATATACTGTAGGATCATTTTGGGATGATCGGCCAGAAGAAGATTATCCTCAAGAAACAAGAGACAGGTGGGCTTCAGAAATTGATGATACAAGAAAGAAACAAAAAGTAGAGCAAGAAGAGTGGAAAGAGATAAGAGATAGCGGAAAAAGAAGAACGCCAGATGGCAGAGAGTATGATGCAGTTTTAGCAGAAAGCGGAGAAATCCATGGAAATTAGAGAAGTTCAGCCAAGGCAAATGTACACTATGTTTGACATTGTGTTTCACGATAGAGGAATAGTTTATTTTGAAAATGTAATTAGTTATCCAGAGACCCTGTTAAAAGTTATGGAAGACCTAGATTCTAACCCAAAATCACATAGCGGAATACCTGAATGGAGCAAGTGGGGGGCAAGCAACGATGATAATCATGGGTATGGAATTCAAAAGTTTATTGATACCTCTAAAAAGCTTATGAACACCGATGATGAGTTTTTAAACAAACAAGTTTTGTATGTTGTTAATAGCTTAATCATGGCCCCAGAAATGTGTGCAAAAAGATATGCTGAAATAATGCGTAGAGATGCATCTAGAATCCAAAAAGTAGATAGCACACCAGAGCAGGTTAAGATGGGCCTAGATTATATTAAGGTTGCTAAATATGACACTGGTAAAGGTATGGGTCCGCATTGTGATGCTGAAGATCCGTCTGGTACTGGACAAAATCTAAAGTACTCCCTAGTTTGCTATTTGAATGATGATTACGAAGGTGGAGAAATTTACTTTAAAAATCAAGATATAAAGATTAAGCCAAAGGCAGGTAGCCTTGTTCTATTCCCTTCAGTTCATCCATATTTACATGAATCTCTTCCAGTTACAAAAGGAAATAAGATCATGTTTACTACTCATTGGATGGTTTAGTCGATATCCAATAGGATTGGTATCTGATATAATTTAAATATGTCATATTACCTTTTAGCAATTAAAGACTCTCCTCTAGGCTTATGGAAGCTAGATGAGACATCTGGATCTGTAGCTTATGACACTTCTGGTTGCGGAAATAATGGTTCTTATGTTGGTCAGATATCTAGGTCTAGTTTGCCAATTGTATCTGGAGGATCACATTCTAATAAAATAGACAGCGTTAACTACTTACAGTTTACATTATCAAAAGATTTTTCTGGAACAAATGGCACTGGTGGGTTTGCAACAACAGACACTTACGATAATGACTTCACATTAGAAGTTTGGTTTCATCCAAAAACCTTAACATCCTTAACACCCATACTTGCTGACTCAAATGGCATAGGTCTGTATTGGGATAAAGGAAATGTCGTATTTAAATTAGAAGATCAAAGAATTGATTATTCAGTTCCAAACCCAGATAGAGTAATTCATGCTGTTGGAGTTTACTCAGTTAATTCAATCATGTTGTATGTAGACGGCATTTTGGTTGCATCTAAATCAGTAGATTTTAAGTTTACAAATAGTAGTGTCACTCTTTTTTCTGGACCATCTTCTGGCTCAGAATATTTTATAATTGATTGCCCAGCCGTATATAGGTACTCGTTATCACAAAGAGCAATATCTTCACACTATAATAACTTGTTTTTAAATAATGATGAGCAGGTATCTGTTCCAGATCTGGGAGAGCTTTTTAGAGCTGCAGAAAAATATCAAGACATAGAAACAAAATATGTTTATCCAATTCAAGAATCTTGGGAGACTTTGATTTATGATAATGAGGCTTTGTCATACAACCCAAGCAACAATAGTATACGTTTAAATTCAGGGTTTTCTAATGGAGAGTTTGTAGAGGATGTAGTTTTAAATATTACAAAACAATACGTATCTTCAAAAATAGAATGGGTCTCATCTAAAGGAGTCTCCGTGTATGTTTCAGAAACATCAGCGCTTGGGCCATGGAGAATATGTTCAAATGGGTCTTCTATACCAGAATTTACACAGGGTTCTAGTTTTTCTTCACAAAAAATACTTTACTTTAGAATAGTTTTTGACTCATCAAATCCAGATATTTATCTTCCAGAACTATACTCTTTAAAGATTTACTTTCATTCTGAAAAGAAAATGTTTGCACATAATGGAGGAAGTACGCTTTCAATATCTCAACCCACTACTGGATCAACTTGGGATTTTGATGTTTCTAACAACAGCTACCCAGCTAGAAGTCGAAACTACCATAACGGAATAAGACCAAAATCTTCAGCATTTTTTATAGACTCAGTAAATGATGTTCGTAATATTGAAATGATATTTACCCCAAAAACGCTTTCTAGCGGAAACCTAATATTTAATAAGACTGGCGCAATAGAGACATCTCTTTCCTGGGCGGCAGGCGGAGAAATATCAAAATCTAACATTAGCAACATATATATAAATGGTCAGGATGTATCCTCAGCAACCAATATCTCATCATACTTATATATAGATGAGCCAAATTATATATTGATAAAAACTTCTAGCATAATATCTGGGCCTATTTGGTTTAATGGCAAGCAGATATTGGGAGTAAGGTCTAATGTCCTAGATGACAATATGTATCAAAATATTGCCCTATATTCAAATCCAGATATTAGCCACCAAAATCATTATAACCTGTATACAGGTAAATCTGCATCTATTGGGCAAGGTTCGTCAATGGAAGTGACAGAAGAGTCGGTATCTACCTACTCTAGAGACAGAGTTGTGTTTCAGATTATATAATTTTGTCATATTGAGTGACAAAAAGCTGGACTTAAGCATGCAAAGATGGTAAAATAATTAACTATGGATATAAAAAGAATTAATGCCCAAATGAAGTCTGGTGAAACTAGGCTTGGAGTCTATGTCTGGGAAATGCCTGACGGAAGATGGGTTGGTGACGAAGACAATAACTTTTTATCTATATCATCCATGATTGGAAACAAAGAAAGAATTGCTTTGCTTGCAGCAGCCGTAGCACACTATGGAATTGATGTTGGTCAGCCTAAGTTTATTGAGGGAAGCCGACAAATTGATGAGGAAGAGTTTGAGTATCAAAAACAAAGATTAAGATGGGGTCTAACTCCAGATCCACTAGACATCGGTGTTCACAAAGAAGAAATGGCTAGACTAAATGGTGGTAAAAAATGATTGAGTATGACGAAGACACAGTTCAGGATAATGTAGAGATATCCAATGTTGCAGATTGGATGAGATTTAACAATCCCACAACACAAAAATCTGATGACTTGTTTGAAATAGACGCTGAAGAGATATTAAAGCTTTCAGGACTCGGTGCTTCATTTAGAAGAAAAGTATCTAGAGATCTACAAAAAGCGTTTACTGGTAAAGATGGATCTGTAAGCCAGCAACTTCAACACCAACAGGCAGTTAGTGGCTATGCCACATTTGATCTAATTCAACCAGAATATAATTTAGATTATCTTTCAACAATTTATGAGATTTCGCCTTACAACTATGCAGCAATAAATGCAAAGGTTGCTAACATTGTAGGTCTAGGATTTGACTTTATTGAATCTAAAAAAACTACAGACACACTTGAAGATATAGAAGATGAAAAACAGCTAGAAAGAGCACGTAAGAAGCTAAATAGAATTAAGCAAGACTTACATCGCTGGCTAGAAGATTGCAATGAAGATGAAACATTTAAAGAAACGCTTATAAAGTTTTACACCGACATAGAGGCTACTGGTAATGGCTATCTGGAGGTCGGCAGAACAACGACTGGCAAGATAGGGTACATCGGACACATCCCTTCAAAGACAATGCGTGTAAGACGCCTTAGAGACGGTTTTATACAGCTTCTTTATGGCAAGGCTGTTTTCTTCAGAAATTTTGGAGACACAGAAACAGTAAATCCAATCGCTGGTCAAGAAGACAGACCAAACGAAATTATTCATTTAAAGAAGTACACCCCAAAGAATAATTATTACGGAATCCCAGACATTATTGCTGCACAAAATGCCATGGCTGGTAATGAATTTGCTGGTAAGTATAACCTAGATTACTTTGAAAATAAAGCGGTTCCAAGATATATTATTACCGTAAAAGGTGCAAAGCTTTCTGCAGAATCAGAAAGAAAGCTACTTGAATTCTTCCAGGTAGGCTTAAGAGGAAAGAACCACAGATCTCTGTATATTCCACTTCCTCCAGATTCACCAGATTCAAAAACTGAATTTAAGATGGAGCCAATTGAGGCAGGATCTCAGGAATCTTCATTTAATATATATCGTCAATCAAATAGAGACGAAATCCTAATGGCTCACAGAGTCCCAATTAATAAAATTGGTACTCCAGCAGGTATTAATTTAGCTGCTGCTAGAGATGCGGATAAGACATTTAAAGAGCAGGTTTGTCGTCCAGCCCAAGAAAACCTAGAGAAGAAATTAAATAAGATAATCCAAGAAATGACGGATGCCCTAGAACTTAAATTTAATGAATTAAGTTTGACGGATGCTGACACCCAATCAAAGATAGATGAAAGATATCTTAGATTCCAGGTAATAACTCCAAATGAAATTAGAGTAAGAATGGGAATGGTTCCAAGAGAAGGCGGAGATGTCCCAGTAGATCTTGCAGCCCAAGCAGCTGAAATTAAAGCCCAAGCAACCCAAAGCAGAACTCGTGACCAAGAAAGATCGGCTAATTCTCCAGATAAATCTGGGGAGGGCAGAAATGCAAAAGGAGATGGAAGACAAGTCAACTAGTCCTGCTCAACTAGTTATTTGCCTTTTTATGTAACAATCTCTATAATATATAACATATGATCATAGAAAAGTCACATTGGTCTTCTAATGGAAATGCTATTAATTTATCAGTTCCATTTACGAAGGTCAATAGAGAAAAAAGAACAGTCTCAGGATTCGCAACACTAGATAACCTGGATCAGACTGGTGATGTCGTTACTCAAGAAGCTAGCATGAAAGCGTTTGAAAGCTTTAGAGGTAATCTAAGAGAAATGCATCAGCCACTTGCAGTAGGCAAGGTAGCATCATTTAGACCAGAAACTTTTTATGACCCTGCAACAAAAGAATTTTACAATGGTGTTTACGTTGATGCGTACATTTCTAAGGGCGCTCAAGATACTTGGGAAAAGGTTCTAGACGGAACACTAACAGGATTTTCTATTGGCGGAAAGATTATTGAATCAGATAACGAAGTAAACAAATCAACAGGAGCATCAGTAAGGTTTATTAAAGACTATGCGCTAGTTGAACTATCAATCGTTGATTCACCAGCAAATGAACTATGTAACATTTTATCTATTGAAAAAGTAAATGGACAAATGATTTTTAAAGGCATCGCAGCAGATGTTAAAATGGAAAATATTTTTTATTGTGCAGAAAGTGATTCTGTATTTATGTCAACAGAATCAGAATACATATCTCCAGTTACTGGTAAAAAAACAGAACTCATTGGATGGGTGGAATCAAACGACGTAAACAAAGGAAAAGAAATAGAGAAGATTCTTGATTCACGTAGATCAAGATTGCAAACATTGCCTGAAACACAAAATATAAATACGGCAATTGCAGAAGGAGGAAATGAAGTGGAAAAGCTTAATGTAACAGAAGCAACTCCAGTAGTAGAAGAAGCAGTAGTAGAAACACCTGCAGAAATTATTGAAGAAGTTGCCCCAGTAGAACAAGATTCTGCTGAAGTTGTAGCTGAAGTAACTTCTGCCGAAGTTCTGGAAAAATCAGCAGAACTAACAGTTCAGGAATCACCTGACTTTGTTAAAATGCTAGGCGACCTTAAGGGTTTCTTCTCAGAGACTTTGGAAAAGGCCTCTGAGGCAAACGCTGCTCAGGTTTCAACAATCAAGGAGACAGTCGAAGCTTTTAGCAAGAATGTCGATTTGAGAATTTCAGAATTAGCAGAAAAGCACACAGAACTCTCAACAGCAGTTGATTCAATCAAGTCTATCATGGACACAGTTGAAAAAAGAGTAGACGCAGTAGAATCAGACACTGCAATAAAGAAGTCCTCTGACCTTGGCGGGTCAGCTGGAGTAACAATCAAAAAATCAAAATGGAACGGCACTTTCCTCGGTTCCGTTAGCGAATTAACAAAATAAAGGGTAAGGTGAAAAACTAATGAGTAATGAACTATTAGCAAAAGCAGCTGAAGCAGGCACAACACTAACAGGTGGAATGACTGGCGCAGCAAACCCTACCGACGGAATTCACGTAGGTTCCGAGGGTAAGGGAGGTTTGCTCAATCCTGAGCAATCCGCAAGATTCCTCGATTACATGTTCGATGCAACAGTAATCGGTAAAGTAGCACGTACAGTTCGAATGAGAGCTGACACTACAGAGATTGATCGTATTGGCGTTGGCACAAAGCTTATGAAGCTTGCAGCTGAAGCAGAGAACACTGGCGAAAATGCAGCCGTACAGTTCTCAAAGATTTCTCTCACAACAAAGAAGCTTCGCCTAGATTGGGAGCTTTCAACTGAGTCTCTAGAAGACAACATTGAAGGTGCAGATCTAGAAGATCACATTGCAAGACTTATGGCAACACAGGCTGGTAACGACCTTGAGGACGTAGTCCTTAACGGTAACACAGCTCTAACATCAGATGCACTATACAAGTCATTTGACGGTGTTGTTAAGATTGCAAAGGCAAACGGCCATGTAGTAGCTGGAGCAGGCGCAAACGTGTCTCGTGAAATCTTCAACAAGGCTCTTAAGGCTATGCCACGTAAGTACAAGCAACGTCGTCCAGACCTACGCTTCCTTGCAGGCTCAAACCTAATTCAAGACTACTTGTACTCAACTTCACAGTTGGGTCAATACGGTTCTGCTAACCCACAAGATATTGCTTCAAGCATTATCCGTGGAAATGAAGGCGGACTTGGTGGACCTGCAGGATATGTGGCACCATTCGCATTCGGTATTCCGATTGTTGAAGTTCCACTTCTTTCAGAGACACAAACTGGTACATATGCAACACCAACAGGCTCACATGGAGATGTCCACTTGACATTCCCAAATAACGTAGTTATTGGTATCAAGCGTGATGTAACTGTTTACCGATTCTTCTGGCCAAAGAAGGACTCAATCGAATATACAATGTATACTCGCGTTGGTACCCAAATTGAGCAGGCAGACGCATGGGTAGTCGTAAAAGACGTTAAGGTTGCTTCTTAATTTAAGAAATAACTTGCTGGAAAGGCCCCCAATTAATTTTGGGGGCTTTTCATTTTAATTTTCTAGTGCTATAATTTATATACATACCAAAGGAGTATATATGTCATTTGACACACTTAAGGTCAAGGATCTAAAGACATTAGCAGCAAACTTTGCAGTTGATGTCGATGGACTAAAAAATAAAGCAGATGTAATTGCGGCACTTGCAGAAGAGGGAGTTACTTGGTCAGTTTACCAAGGAACACTCAAGAATATTGAAAGCGCAAAAGAAGATGCAGACGAGATTCTTCCTAGACTGGATCCAAATCAAAAAATTGATGAAGATATGATTCTAGTAAAGATGGACAGACCAAATGCTAGATATGATGCCCTAGGCTTTACATTTACAAGAGATCATCCATTTGTAGCAATGAAGCCCGATGTGGCTCAAGAAATTTTTGATAAGGAGGAAGGGTTTAGATTAGCTACCCCTAGAGAAGTACAGGAGTACTACAACTAAGCCTAACAAATGGCAGAGATATATGTAAACACAAGCACACCTGCAACAACAAAGATTTATGTAAAGGGTGAGGCTGTAACACCTAGCTCTCCAGTAACTGTCAAAGTTTATGACATAACTGGAGACCCAGTCATATCTCCACCAATTAATCCAACATCAATACTTGCAACCATTACAGCTGAGCAAAGCGAGGTTGATATAGGATCCTATAGCGTTTATCTACCACTATCGTACACAGCAAGAACAAGAAAGTTTAAGCTGGTATGGGAATGGCAGTATGAAGGCTCTTCCTATTCTAATACAACGATGCTTGATATTGTAACCCCGTATGTAGATATACAGGAGGCTGCACAAGAAATGGGATTGGGTTCAGATTCTAATGATCCAAATCACAAGACATATCAAGAACTTAAGCTTGCTGAAAGATATGCAAGAAATATAATTGATGGATATACTGGTCAAAAGTTTTTCCTACACGATGATTATTTTTCTTCAGTAGGAAATGATTCTGACACTATGCCTCTTACCAAAAAAGTAAATAGACTGCACACCCTTCACGCAAATGATCAGCTTCTTATTGATAATTTAAATGAAGTTAATAACCTTGGCTTGACCGTAGATATTACTACAAGCGGTTTTGGGCTAAAGGTAAATATAGCATCTATTTTAGATAATGATGTTTATATAGCTAACGGAATGATCCCTCCATCAATTCACGACTCTTCTCCAGATATATTTAGAAGGTCTAAGAATTATAAAGTCTACGCTAGATTTGGTTGGGAATATGTTCCAAACGAGGTTCGTGACGCAGCTGTAGAAATAATGAAGATGTACTTTGCAAAAGATCGTGTCTGGAAAGACAGATATGTTAAAAAGGTCTCCACGACAGACTGGGACTTTGAATATTCTTCAGAAGCATTTAGTGGAACTGGCTCTTCATACGCAGACAAACTACTTGCAGACTATGTAATAACACAAATGGTTCTGGTGTAATGTTTGACTTAGTAGACGGCCTCATGACCATGAAGATGGACGTATATCGACAAACTGAGCAGCAGGATAAAGATACTGGCGCAATGATAAGGGAGTTTTCTTTTATAAAAACAATTGATTGCTATGCTAGAGGAGTAATTACTGAAAGCAGAAACAGGTCTAATGATAGCCAGAAGTTTTCAAATAAATATTCAAATAACCAATACATCGAGGCTAGAACATCCGACAGGCTAACTGCAAGAGATAAGGTTAAGAATATCCGAGATGTAAATGGAAAGCCTATCTGGTACGAGCTAAACTATCCAAGCGATACAGATACAGTTTTTGATGTTGTAGGAACTACACCAATATCAGACCCATTTGGAAATGTTGTAGGATATAACTCTTCATTACAAAGAGCGGAGAATCAGCAAATTGGCATCTGAAGTTTTAGCAATTAAAGCAGCAAGCGGATTAGTTAACCTTATGGCTAATAAGCCAGTAAGTGGTGCAATAAAAGATAGTACTGTTGCTCAAATATCTGCAGCATTATTTTATAAAACAAATGTGATGGCAAAACTAGCATCAAATCCACAATTTCAATCTGCATTTAGAAATGTAATTTTTGACCAGCTGCAAGTTGATTTTGGCGACTATATAGATGCAAAATCAAGAACATCTCCAAAGTCTTTTCACCATGTTTATGAATGGGGAAGAATTGGCGACAATGAGGCAAGGCTGTTTAAATTAAAAAAACTTCCAGCGGATGGGCTTTCATTAAAAGTTAATTATGAATTAATTGATTCCAAATCTTTTGTGCCATCTGAAAATTCTAATAATAGACATGTCTTTGTAAAAAAGGCTGAAATAATGGAGCGAGGAAAAACTGTAGTTATATCTCCAAGATTTTCAGAAAGATTAGTGTTTGAAGTAGATGGATATACTGTATTCATGCCAAAGGGGGAATCTGTTACTGTTAGAAAGCCAGGCGGAGCGGCAACTAAAAATGCATTCTTTGCACAATATAGATACTTCTTTACTGGCAATCTAGTTAATATGTCAATAAAAAAATCGGGATTCCAAAGACTATTTAATTCATCATTGTCTAGAGCATTAGGTGTTCCAGCACAAGTTAAAACGGTTAAATATAGCTTCTCGCCAAATCAGCTGGCAAATGAAGCAGAAGCTGCTACATCAGCAGCATTTGCGAGGTTAGTAAATGGCTAATTATAAACTAGATGCAATGTTTGAAATAAGAAAATTCCTGTGGGGTAGACTTACAGCCCTTAATATATTTGACGAAGAAGACTATTATTCAGACAACCTGGGGGAGTCTTTGATCCCAATAGTGCCAGTACAGCAGCAGCCAGAGATGAATCAGTTCCTTAGTGGAAAGAAGCATATAGTATATGACAAGGTTGGAATGTCTTATGAGAACAACTGGATGATATGCTGCGAACAAATCTTATTAACCCTATATTCAACAGACCTTCTTGATATTGTTGAGATAAGAAACTTCCTAACTGATGAGTTTAGAAGAATGGATGAGTCTGCAAAAGATGTCAATAGATGGGCGGGACTATCAGATAAATTCAAGTTCCACAGTATCCATATAGCAGACATATCATCTACAGCCCCATCAGAAGAGATACAAGGCTTCTATGCAGCAGATGTAATATTAGAGGTAAAATACTCAAGAATAACTAATGGCCAAGGAAGATTTGCTTAATTTGCCTTTTATACCTTAGTAGAGTAAAATTAGAACAGAGGAAAGGGCCTAGCCAGCCACATATATATATATTAATTTCATGAAATGAAGGAGAAATAACAATGGCACAAAACATTGGAAATGCAAAAAACATTCTTGTTGGTGCATCACCGCTATTCTTGTCTGTAGACGATTCTACAGTTTCAGGATACGATGACAGCATGGAGGCAGGACAAGCAAACGCAGGAACAGCAGCAGTTGGTGCAGTAAAGCCATCCACTCTAGTACCAGCATTTGCATCAGGAGTTTCTTACACAGATACTCTAAACGGAGCAACACCAAATAAAGCAGGTGGCGTTACAGCAGCAGCCTACCGCAACGTAGGTTTTACAAACAACGGTCTTCAGATCAGCTACCAGCCAACATTCGATTCAGTAACTGTTGATCAGTTGCTCGATACAGCTAAGCTATTTAAGTCTGCGATGATGGTTCAAATTTCAACAGAAATGGCAGAAGGCACACTAGAAAATATCCTAGCGGTATTTGGCCAGAAGCAAAACACATTGACAGAGAAAAAGGGTGGAACACCAGAAGCAGTTCTAACAGGACTAGCAGCAGAAGACCACCTTGGACTAGAAGCAGGTGCACTTGGTGCAGCTCCAACAGAGCGTCAGCTAATTGCAGTTGGTCAGGCTCCAACATCAGAAGCAACAGCAACAGAGCGTGTATACTATGCACGTCGTGTTCTATCTGTTGAGCAGTCACAGTTCTCTTTGGCTCGCACAGCAGCAACAACATTCCCAGTAACATTCCGTTTGCTACCATCAGGTAACTCAGACCACATTGGTTCAGAGTACGGTAAGATTATTGACCGAGTTCTAGCAGTTTAATTATATTAATAATTAATATCAAAGCCCCCAAGAAATTGGGGGCTTTGCTGTTGTACCCGTATAATGGTTATGCTATAATAATTTAGACGATCCTTAAGGAGGATAAATTGGCAAGTACAGTATATGATGTAGAAGAGATTGAACTACAAAGCGGAGCTAAAGTAAAGCTCAAGCCATTATCAATCAAGCAGCTACGAAAGTTTATGGAAGTAATTAAGAAAGTACAAGACGCAGAAGAC